CACCAGTTGGATGGGTATAATCATTAGCAGTAGCATCTCCTGTAAATCCAAGATCTGCAAGTGTTAATGTTCTTGTAGATAACGCAGTAGTAATACCGTTTGTAACTACTATATCATCAAATACATCTGCACCTGTTAAACCAGAAGTGGTTCTAGCAAATGCTGAGTGTGTATGTGAACCTAAAGCATAAGCTTGTAAATTACTAATCTGTGACTCTGTAATAGATATAGGTATAGTGGCGGCAGTTGTTAATTGCCCTTGAGCGTTAACTGTAAACGTAGCAACCGACCCTGCCGCCCCATAAGAATTAGCAGATACCCCTGTGGTATCAATATCAAATGTACGAGAGGTTGTAATATTTCCTCCTCCAGTCAACCCTGTACCGGCGGTCATGGCAACACTAGAGTGATCTGTGTGTTCGCTTGCAACAAACCCTGACAGTGAGTCGTGGTCAACATTGCCTACATTAAATGTAAGGAGTAGATTATCCCCATGTGTTACATCATTAGATTCTACTGCAGCAGTGATAGCTGTGTTGGCAGACCTGAATTTAATAACATCCTCTCCGCTAGCAGTTGCCGTAGTTATGCCATCTGTTATAGAATTATATGCAGAAGATACTCCCCCTCCAGCAGCTAATTCAACAGCGGTCTCTAACTCCTGAAGCAAAGTATGCAATGTCTCGTTACTTGAAAGAGTAGAGCCTGTCCAAGTTGAACCGAAGTCTATTGAACCTTGAGCCATTCCGCTAAGAGTAGTGAGATCTATTTGATTACCTGCTATTTTTTCAAAGGCTTGAAGAATAGTATCTGTCGCTACTACAGTTCCATTAACTGCACTAAAACCTGTTAAAGCTTGCCCAGTTACTGAAGTATTTGTAAGATTAACAACTCCTGTAGAGTTGATCGTAGCGCCTCCGGAAAAACTCTTATTATCCCATGTGTCAGTTCCGTCCCATATAAGGACTTGTCCTGAGGAAGGAGTTGTGATATCTGTGTCGTCTGCTTCTGATATGTTATCTATTCCAGTGTTAGCCGCAATAGAATCTAATACAAACTTATATGTAGCAACATGATAATCCAGTGTTGGTGTAAATGAAGTAGTGTTAGTTGTACCTGCTAAGCTTGAATCAAACGTGGTTTGAGTAACAAAGTTAGCGTCGTTGATTAAGTTACTAGTACTGATTGCAGTTTCGTCTACTGCGACAGTTATGTCTACTTCGTTATTTCCTCCATTATCTACTACCGTAACAGACGCGGCATTGCCGTCAATAAAATTAAGACCTGGGCGAGTCCCTATAAGAGATCCTCCTTTGTCTACTGTTATTGCGGTTAAATATCCAGGTGCTGAATGGTCTCCCCAACCAAAAGCGTTGTCCCAATTAATGATGTCGCCCGAAGCGATGCCGTCAAGAACAGTTTTGTTGGAATGGATGTGAGAATCAGTAGTTAATTCATCAATAGCACCTTTGACATCAGTAGCAGTAAGACCGCTGACAGTATTATCAAAAGTGATAGTCGAAGCAGCGTGGACATGGGCCGTAGCGGCTTTTCCGTCCAATGCGTTTTGTAAGTCTGTCTGATTAGAAAGAGTGCCGATAACATCACCCCAAGATACGGCAGTAAGAAACCCCGCATCATTGTTAAAGTCAGCAGTATTAAGATTTGCTGGGTTAACAATAAAGTTGGCGTTGTCTCCATAGGTGCCGTCATCATTCTGTGTTGTTATAGTGACTGTAGCATCGCTTGAACGAAGCCTAAAGGTATCTGTTGCTGTTGCTGTTGCTGGGGTTGTGCCATCAGTAATGATTCCAAAAGCTGATGTTACCACCGCACCTGGATTCATTTGTGCTTCCCAGTTACCAGATCCGGAATCATACGTTAATACATATCCGTTTGTAAAACCTGTTGTGTCAACATCATTTAAGTCATTAATATCAACTGCTCCAAATCCAATATCTATATCATCTGTTCCGTCTAAAGCAACTGTAATTTTAGCATCTGCTGCATTCAATGATCTTAACTCAATATCTGATGCATTTTTTTGTTTATAAATTCCTACACCAGCACCTATGTTTGATGCTGTATTTATCTCAGCAGTTGTTGAAATATCTACGGTGTTTGTATTTTCTACAGTAGTAATTAGTCCTGTTCCTGCTATTGATCTAAACTGAAAATCTGAACTGGCTTGTTGTTTAAATAAATCAGCACCGGTTCCTAAGTTACTTACTGTATTATTTTTAGCATTAATTTCAATACCGGTTAATTTATTTCTTTCTGCAGTAGTTATAACATCTCCAGATCCAGCAGCAGTTATGAGATCTAGAATTGCTTTATTAGAATGACTATGTCTATCATTTGCATTAGCTGCAACAGTTGTATTACCAGATACTCTAGACTCTGTATAATACAAATTTCCAGCCTCTGTTATATCATTTGTGTCTAATACTATAACTCCTGTCTGAGCATTAACACTTAATACTTGATCAAGTGTTAATATTACAGTAGATCCGTTTGGATATTCAAAAGTTGCTGTCCCGTCTAAATTATCTACAACTGTGCTCCACCCATGATTAAAAGTAGTAGGATTTCCTGTTCCATCATCATGAGTTACAGTACCGTTTACATTAACGGTCATTGTAGAAGTGTTTCCACTGCCACCTCCACCCGCGCCGTATTGACCTATGAGATCAATAATGTGATCAGTAATGTTTACATTACCATCACTCGGATCAAGATAATTCTTTCGATTAAAAAGATTACTCTTGTCTAAAAAATATATAGGATGGTTCATTATTTATTAATTAATTGTTCTCAGATTCTGTTTGTTCCTCTTGAACATCGACTTCTTCTAATTCTTGAACAGTTTCTGTTTCAACGGGAGTGGCTGCAAGTTGTTGTTGCTGGGCACTCTGTATCAATAATTCAGAAAATGTATTAAACTCATTAGATTTTGTTCTAAGTGCTTCGACAATCATTTGAAGCTGAGCTGCGTTTAAGTTGAATTGGTATTTCATGGTTGTTGTGTTTGGTTCTTATTATAATGTATAGTCTGTGCAAATTTTCTCAACAGGTATCCGTACTAGATAAGGAGGTAAATGTTGTTTTGCGACATCGGTCGTTCCTATTACTCCGCCTGTGATAGACGCAGAAAGATAATTAAGAGCGGTGCTCTTATTATCAGTTACTTGAATATATGGTCCAGTGTCTCCACCAAGTGTTGAGTCATCTTGACTTACACTGGTAAGGCTGCTTACTGTTAAGTGAGTATGATCTGGTATATTATCAATATCTAAGACAAAGGTTTTAGTTCCACCTGTCCCATCGGCTGTACCGAAATCGGCATCGCCCAAAGAATATCCTGCAAAGAATTTTCCTCTAGCGTCTTCCGTTCCGTTACCCCCATTTTGAATAGCCCAACATCTCCACTGAGAGTTAGATAATCCTTTTCCTGTAGAATCAAAATATTGTAGTTCATCCGCGCCAACGAACATTTGTGCACCTGTTGGTACGCCGTATGAAGCCATAAGTGTTTTGACTTCGTCTCTAGTTATACAATCGTTACACATAGTTATATGTAGTTTTCATAATTACAAGGTATAGTAACATCGCTACAAGCATTTTCCCACTCTAGTAGTTTAATCATGGCGTAAAGTTCCTTTGGTAAGGAAATCTTATTTGTACCATAAATAAAATGATTCACGTAGCAAGTCATTATTTCAACGAATTTGCATTTGAGTGTGTATTGCATAATTAGCAGTTTTTACAATTACCTTTGATTCTGTTATTATATAAGTATAGAGCGTCGCAAGCTGCGCAACATTGGTTGCAATCAGTGCTCCATTCTATCATTTCTTTTACCATAGCTAATTCCATGGCTTTTTCTATTTCACTGCTTGAAAGCAGTTCTGATATTTTCTTCACTGCATTACATGAATTGTCACAATCTACGAATGCGCATCTAGTAGTTATTATCACTTTATTATCTCCATTAGCATCTACATAGTTTACTTTAAATTGTACTCCCCATATACCATCCCAATCCCCAAAGGCATCAAGATCAGTTATTAGTTCTAGACAATCAGTAACATCTAGTATATAAACATTAGACGAGTCCACAATCATGTCCGTATATACAGGATTACTTGGATCACCTACATCGCCCGCTCCTACTGAACCAAATTGCCAAGAGGTAACAGTTGTTACGCCGTTATCATAAGTGGTAATTAGTTCAACTACATCCCCTGTTTGAAACACGGATGGATTTTGACCAATTACTTCTTGATAAGTAACAGTGTGCGTCGTAGACGGTATTGTGAATTCATCAGTAAAAATTGTGACAGTACTCCTTTTAACAGCTACTGTGTATTTAGTAATGTTTGTAACATCTACTAAAGCGTTAGCCCATATAAGTTGTTCTTCATCAGAAGAACCTGCCCCTGTACCGATACTTACATTATAAGTCATTGTGCCTGCTTCTTGGTTGATAGGAAATATTGTGTACTCTATCGGCGTGAAGGTATCGTCGCACATATTCTTCTTAGTTACTTCTATCGAACTGATAGTTGCAATTTCAGAGGTTTGCGTTGCAGGAACCAATAGATCATATTGGATCTCTTCGTCCCCGTCTGGTGTTGTTAGTGTATCAAACATGTCACAGATTGTTAAAGAACAATCGGTAGCTTTTGATATACTGAAATCATAGTATTGTAACATGTTGATTTATTTTATCTAGTTCCGCCAATTAGGAGTGGAACGATATCTGAGAATGGAAGCCCTACTCTTTCATCATCTGTTCCATAGTCTTGATATATCTGATAGGTAACTGTTATAGGATATAAGAATCCAGCTTCAGACCACTGGTTTTTAGAGAATTCAAATGATGCATGAGTTCCTGATATAAAAGTCATTCCTGCTACGTCACCAGCAGCAGTTTTCTGTCCTGCACTCCATATAGCAGTCTGTAAAGTTGCTCCACTATTTATTGCCTGCACAGCACCGTTTAGTGTAATCCATAATTTAATGTAATCTCCAGCATCTATACCAGTTACTCCATCTGCTTTCAATCCTACTAATTCAACTGTTATAGCATCGGGATCTGCATCATTGATAGTAATTGTCCCACTTGGTCTTGCATCATAGAAAGATGTAAGATTAGAATAAGCGTCTATAATTCCTTTTAAACTAATAGAAAATTCTTCTGTTTGAGCAATACGAGTATGTCGACGACTCAGATATAATTCTTTAACAAAATCAACAGAATAAGGAATGCTAGTTATAGCAATCGCAGCGTCACATACATTTACATCATTTAATACAGTATTGATTACTGAAAATAAATCAATGTTCATGGCATCTGTTCTTTTATTTCTTCCAGAAGGCAAGAAACTACCTACAGGTAAAAATACATCATCTTCATCTATCAGTACAGCAGGAGCAGTTATGCAAACAGTTTGTCTTGATAGGTATGAAAATATATAATCATATAGGTTTACTTTATTTGTATTACGATTACTAAGCTCATAAGAGCTCGTGCTTGATCCATCTACAAATACAGCAGGATCTATCCATCGTTTTTCAAAACCTACGTTTTTTGGTGTTTTTATCATTATAATAAAATTAAAAAAGGGCTGGAAGGAACATGTCCAACCAGCCCCGGTAATATTGGTTTCTATGGTTTATTTATGCAAAGATATTTGAACCACCTGCTTTTTCAACATACTCTGTAGCTGCTGAGTCTAACCATACATCAAGAACAGCGTTCAAAGATGTTACGAGAGTTGCAAGTCCTGTACCCAATGTAGCTGTATTCTCTACCAAAAGAATAGTGCTATTTGAATTATAGGCAGTATGAGAATACTGAACGTTGTTCTCACGGGTAGTGCTTATTGTATAAACGTTATAGTTTTTAGTTACATCAACGTAAGATGGTGGATTAACAAAGTATTCCATTCTTGGTTGATTTTGCTGAGTGTACTGATTCAGCTGATGATAACGATCAGAAATCAATTTTAACTTGATTCCTTGACCAGCACCTTCATAAGGTCTAGAAGCTTCTTGCTTGTTAGGGGCAAGAGAGTTATAGTTATACTCAAGTCCGATATGGATACGAGTCTTAACTCTTTCTTCTGTGTCTACAACAGCTGCTTTCTCAACATCGGTTCCGATAAGGATAATAGCATCAGCATTAAGAGCTGCACCAGCAGTAGCCAAGTTAATTACTTCAACAGTAGAAGCAGCAACAAGTACACTGTTAGTTACCAGATTATCAAAAGTCTCATTCATAGTAGCGTCAACAGTTACAGAATAACTATTTGTGCCATCATAATATACAGGAAGGCTAGTTACTGGGTTACCAGAACCTGACTGCAAGTCAACGACAGCAGTAGATTGTGATCCAGCAGTAGCTACTGAGTTACCTGTAAGTGATCCTGCGCCTCCACCAAGGTTAACAGCTAGTGCTAAAATATTACGTGCTCCACCGCCATTAGCAGCTTGAGCACCCAGCATTCTAGAATTAGTATTTACCTTATATGCTACATTCTTAAGTAAATGGTCAAGACCATTTGTAGTACCTAGTGTAGTATAATTAGGAGTAGTAACAGAAATAGGAAGAGTTTCAATACCAGATACAGAGAATTCACGGTCGTTACGAACGCCAGTAAATGCAATGTGAGCTAAATATTCTGTCTCATCAACTACAGCAATTGCTCCAGCGTTAGCAGGAACGTCTCCAAGTACCCACGCAGAGTAAGAAGGGACTGTAGCAACTTTACCAGTTACTGTCATAGGAGCCTGACCATCAATCAATCCAGACTGTACGTAAGGAAGATCAGCAGCAGGGTTACCTTTATGTGTTGTAAAATCAGCAGAGCCAGGAGTACCTTGTACGATTTTCACGAAGCGCGCATCTCCTACTACTTTACCAGCATCTAAGAAATTATTATAAGCGACTGTTTGTCCGTGCTTAGCGGATACGATGCCAATTTGGCCATCGGCAAGATTTACTGAACCATTAGCAGAATCTATAAGTGCGCCTGTAGTTTTTAAAGCGATATTATTAGACGCAACCAAGATCGTTTCAGGACTAGGGTGCATGCTAAATGTGTTATTCATTAAAGCCATTTTAATTGTTTGTTTTTAATTGGTTATTGGCTATTTGATAGCCTAAATTATTCTCGATGACACCCGTCGCTAATTTGACAGCTTCATCAATTATTTGTTCATGATACTCTGCAGGCAGATCACATTCGACTTTCGTCTTAGTTACTGCATTAATGTCAGTATATCCTCCTATGCTCACTTCAACTGGATTCCTTAAATAGTCCATGTATAACCCTTCTATTTCAAATACAGCATCTGTATAAATAAATATTGATGATGCATTACTTGAAGTAGATTCGCCAAATGTTCCGAGAGTTCTCAGCCATTTAGCAGAGGGTTTCCATGTACTATCTATTAGGAACTTATTGATTTGATTATGAGAGACTATTTTAACATCAAACAGTGTAGCACAATCTGTTACTTTTGTTTTTGAAGATAGATAATGACGATAGTCTGAACTAAGGTCTTCTAATCTAAATTCATAAATTCCAAAATCAGTATTGGAACTATATGGAGTTAGCATCGGTTGTGTAAACGGGGCCTTGACAATTAACGCCGAAAGCTCATCTATCCTTTGTTGATCTGATTCTACCGATGTCTGTTTAAAGTTGTTCCCAGTAAATCTGGTTTCAACAAAAATATTTATCGCTTCATTAAGAAAAGAATCAATCTCTGCCTGAGTAAAGTCCCGGTATTCACCAGAGGCTACTTTATCAAGCTTCTTTTTGAAGGTCCAATGTATTAACTCTATTTGCATATTATTTTAAAACTATTCCAGTTTTAGACTTTAGTTCTTCACAAAGTTTCTCTCTCCATTCTTTAGCGTCTGTATCCATAAGGAAATTAATAACAGATGCTTCAGATATGCCCAACTTTTGGACAGACTGCTCAGGAGCGTTGCTCCATGTGTAGCTTCCCTTACCTCTTGTTATAATGCGCTTATTTAAAAGAACTTTAACAAGGTGGGTGGTCTGAAATACATATTTATCATTTTCATTACCTTCGAATAAGTCAAACACTTTGAAGAAAGACTTGATGTTTTCTTCTTTGTATCGTTTATCGTTAATGTAATCACTAAGTTTATTTTTCAATATTCTTAATGCCATATCATCATCTTTGACGATTCCAAGAATAATAGCAAACTGTTTAACAGTTTCGCCATCGTACTCATTTTTAAGTTTGTACAATCTTGAAATAGCATCCTCATATAATTCTGTCTTTTGAGCCTTTGCAAGCTCTCCTTCATTAACTTGAGAGATGTAATGTGAATGGGTCAATGAATTGGCCTCTTGTGAGTTATTAGCAATCTTAGAAGATTTTAACGCTAATAAGTACATCACTTCGTCTCTTTCTTTATCAAGGTTTAAAACAGTGGCACCATCTTCCAACGGAAAACGAAAGCCTTGGAGATAGGTTGGTATAGTAGACTTTCTCTGTCCCCATAGGTCTGCGGGCTCAGATGTGTAAAAACCGGGTAACTTGTTATACTTGATTTCAAGATATTCTTGAATAGTAATAGTTTCCCTTCTCCAGATCTCTGCTTCGCGCCAGGCACTCGGAAGTTCTGACTCTTCAACAGTTTTTGTTTTATAAGGATTATCAATGGTTTCCCAGAAACCAGTGTTTAATTGTCTTCGGCTCATGGATAGAGACGGACTAAAGTGAACTGCTGCTCCCAAAGCTCTATTTTGCTCGGCAAGCTGGCCATTATGTAAAGTCTTTTTGTGTCGTCCTTGAGCGGATTGACGAAAAACTGATCTGATAATAGCAACGCGGGTAGGAGCGTTAACCCCTCCCGATTTGCTGGTAAGTTTCTCTTTTATATTATTAGAAATGTAATCTAAAGTCATTGTTTATGTTTTGTGATTAGTTCTCTGGATCGTAGATAATAGAACCACAACGAGAAGTATCATAAATCCATAGTGATCCTGAACGCTCACGACGAATAGCAACTCCTTTATCAAAGCTTGCAACACGACTTCCGTCGTTTACAACACCTGTCTTAGGGTCAACTACATTCGCAACGTATGCGTAAAGGTCTACACCTTCTTCAATAACCATGCGCATGTTAGTGCCCATGTCCATTGTTTCACCAAAGTCATAAATGTCGAAACGGAAAGAATCGCGTGTGAACTTAGGATCATCTGGGTGCTTAACTTTACACCAATGTGGATCGTCCGCCATTGGGTCAAGGATCAATTCTACTTCAATACCATTAGTTGCAATGAACTTAGTAAACTGTCCACCGAAAGATAGAGCATTAGAATTGAATGGAGAAGAAGCTTTTCCGATAAATGTTGTGTCAATAGTCATGAAACTATTTGCTTCATCAGAAAGAATCTGATGGAACATACGAACACCACCTTCACCAGTAGCTAATTTAATTTTACGTCCCTTAGAATTAATCCTATGAAGGAAAATTCCGTGGAGATAATCTTCGAGCTGTTGTGCTGTCAAAGAACCATTATTGTAGAAAACGTGACCGTCCTTAACAAGTTGTCTCCACCCAGGAGCTGCCTTCTTAACATATCCTGTAGTAGGATCGTTATAGGTCATCTTGTTACCAAACTTCATAGACGTTTCCATATCCATATCAGTCATTTCCAATAAGTGAGCTTCAGCCATAGTGATGAATGCGCCACGAGGAACGATCTTGTCACCCTGACGGATGGCAAATGCCCAGCCTTCGCTAGAACGCTGATTTTTAGGAACGGAATTTAAGTTGCGCTTTTCTCTGTTAGCAGCAATTTCTTTGCGTACTACCTTGTCGGTTACAGAAAATTCACGAGCAACTGCGCCAATCTGGCATTGGAGGTCCATCTGAGATCCGTAGTATCCACCAGCAGCTTCTTGACTCATTTCATTTTGAATCAATGTACCTGCGTCGATAACTACTTTTCCTACTTGGATGTTCTCAGGGTCGAGCCATACGTTAGGATCGTCAGTTTCCAGTCTCAATGTATAGTAATAGGAATCACCTACTTTAATTGGGTCTTGCGTGATGAGTGCGCGAGGCATGTGGTTGTCCTCGAATTGAATCATTACTGGCTTGCCCATCCAACCTTTATCCAAAGAAATACGAAACTCTTGGTTTCCTTTACCTGGGTAACTGTTGCCTGATTCAAGTAGCTCTGTGATTCTGAACTCTACCAGAGAATCTCCAGCGATAGTCCACTTATAAACATCGTCCTGTATTACTTCATACATTCCGCGTCCGTAAGTTAAATTGTTAAGTACGCGATGTTCGTACTTATTGATAGCAGTGAACAATTTTGATACCTGCATTCCGAAGTGGTGCGGAGCACTGCTTCTAAACGCGTCAGCATAGTGATTGGAATCAAAAGATTTACCACCGAAGCCTTGGTAGTATTGGACTGCTAATTGTCCGTTCGATTTAGTCATTATTTGTTTTGTTGTTTAGTCGTACCCGAAAGGTAAGACCACGTTTGTTTTCGACCAGTCAATGGTCTTTGTTTGTTTGTCACTTGATGTCCGTGAGGTAGTGTTTGCTTGTAACACAGATCCCAATTGTTGACGTAAACCCTTTTTCAGATTATTAGCCTCCTTTTGTTTTCCTTGTATGTCAAACCCTTTCTCAAAATCATATTGATCAGTAATCATTTTAGTGAATTGCACAAGCTGCTCGGGTGTTGAGGATATCTTGTTTAGTACTGCGCCAATATAAGAGTTACCATCGTACTTTTGTTCAGGACGATAAATCATTGAGTAAACCTGCTCTTGAGCAGTTGAATTCCATGTATCTTGTTCCTTAATAAAAGAGACTACGCCTTCATGCTTTTCTTGCATTCCTTGTTCTCGTACCTGCTTCTGTTCTTTTTGTTGTGTGAGCAGAGATTGTTTTTCTTGATCGAGAGTGTTTTTCAACTCATTAAAAGAAGTGGTTGCTTGCGTAGCAAGGCGATCATCATCTTTTAGTCGATCTACAATAGCATTAATTGCGAAATCATCGTTTCCCTTGGAAGCTAGATGTTGTCTTACGACTGCTTCTTGCTCATTAGGATCACTAAGATTAAAATTTAAGTCTTGAATTTGGCTTTCAGTTTGAAAAAACTTATCTAAGTCGTCCCCACCTGATAGGCCATAAGTTACAATGTCTCTAAGTTTTTCTGGAAGAGCATCTACCAACTGCCTTGCGACCGCTTGATTTCGTGCTACTTCGTTTTGCTGAAGAACTTCTTCAAAGTTCGAAGCGGTGTCGTCTAATTCTAATTCATCGTTATAAACAAGCCCTGCTTGCTTTAGTAATTTGAAGTGATCTTTAAAGACATCGGTGTAGTCTGTAGTATCTACTACGTCTTCTACTTTTGTTTCTTTTTCGGGATCGTCTATAATATCAGCGTCAGGTACAACAACCGTTGTGTCTTCAGGGGTGACTGAATCAACTACTGGCTCTAGGGTAAGATCTCCTAGTTCAGCGTACTCTACTCCTTCTGGGAGTTCCGTAAGGGTCTCTCCGCCAAAAGCTTGCTCGTCTACTACTATTTCGAATCCGAAATCAAAGTTTCCATTATCCATAATGTATTTATTTAAAGTTTATTTTAAAAGATTTGTTTTGTGATTATTTTGAACAACTAAGGAATACCCTAATTGTCCAAAATAAGTTCATATTATTTAGAAGTTGAAGCTAGCTTTTGACTTAATTTCTTATTTTCAAGTTTCATTTTGTCATTATGCATCTCCTTTTCTTGTTTCATTTTATCTTTCTTCATGTTTAAATCACTCTCTTGAAATTCTTGCTTAAGCTGTAAGTTAGCCATTTCTACAACATCAGGGACTCCGTTTTCATTCATGTCCTTATCCTCATTCCATGAGAATGTCTTAATTGTATTAACTGCTATTTCACGTTCTTTCTTAAGTTCTTCTTCCAATATGATTTTCTCTATTTGTCTTTGATGTTCTTCTTCAGCCATTTGTTTCTGCATTTCCATCATTTTCTGTTCTTGTTCAGACTGAGCTTGTTGTGCCTGCTGTTTACGCTGATCGTAGACATTACTCATAGAAACAATCATTTGATGAATCTTTTCAGGACTTGTTCCATCCCTTCTAGACTTAAGTATTTCAGATACCATCTCTGCACCTTGCATTTCACTCTGAATTAAAGGCATAATATACTGCTCTATCTTAGTTTTATAATCTTCAGTAGAAGAACTAAGCTCTAAGAATATTCCATACTCAGATTCTTGCAATACATTAGGAGTCATTTTTAACATCTGAATAGCACCATTTCCTAATACATACTGTAACATCATCTCTTTATTACCAGGGTTCATTTCAAACCAATTCTTTGCCCACACTGTAAAGGTGGTTAAGTATTGATCCATAACATATTGCCACAGCTCATTATGAAGATTAAAGTAAACCTCTGTAATGTAAGATGATTGCGCAATCGCTTGCTGGTTGTCAGAAGCATTAGTATAACGTTGGATCTGACCCTCCCGTTCTTTCGAGATTCCAGCTGATTGTCCAATTTGCTCATCTAACCAATCACATAGATTAGTTAAGTTAAGCATATCAGCAGTAGTAGAAGTATCAAGAACATCTACAGCTGCGCCACGATTACTAGGCATAGCCCCTCCTTGAGAATTACTCATGGAATTGGTATAAATTAATCCTTTAGATTGATAAAATAACTGCATCATAGTATCACTGCGTCCATAAGGATCATCAAATTCTGGTATTTGTGCTTGATCAAATACTAATTGTTTTCCTTGATTTTGAGTTAGTAGCTTACTTAACTGGTGCATTGCAATAAAGTACATCATTTGAAAAGGCTTCATTCGTGATACAATCGAAATAGATTTAGCATTAGTAGAAGTATAAACTCGTCCTATGTAACCTAATTTTGCACAGCGATAAGGGTCGTCAATAGACATGGCCTGATTAGGCTTTTCTCTAACGTCAATATAAATATCATTTTCAATTCTAGTTCCTTCCCAGATTCTAGGAATCCATATTTCTTCTGCAAACACAGGAGTCTGCGTCATTGGATTCACCCATTCATAACGGGTCGTGTCTACGCCGAACTTATTCGTAACAGAAATCTTGGTAGCTTCGTCGGGAATAGGATATTGCTCATCTACTATCTGTATATCTGCGTCTCCAAATTGATCGAAAGAAGTAAGAAAATATACTCTTCTTTGCGTTCTCCATTCAACATTAACAACCTCAACTAGATCAAGAGTTGTTTTAAATGAAAAATCAGAAGCATATTGTCCGATCCCTTCTCCGTCTAATTTCTGTGCAGAACCAAAAGCTCTAGGAGTAAGATAATCCAGTGTTTTTTCAAACTGGGGATCAATGTCACTGCTTAATGAGCCTCCTGCTCTTGAGTAAAACGGGCGTTCGAATTTAGCTCTGTCTTCATTACTCATTCTATCCCCATACTTATCAAGTACGCTAAATCGTGTCATTAAAAATCTTTCCCCCGCAAAATCACCGTCTTGTATATACTCAACTTCTGGACCTTTTTGAAAGAATAGATTTAACGGATTTACAATTTTAATCATTGGCTTACCGCGATCAATGCCTACCCACACACATTCCATGTCTGAAATAATAGTGTGCTTAAATCCCAAGTTCTTTTGAGTTTTGATACGCTGATCATATTTAGCGAATTCAAGTACTTTAGCAGCAAATATTTCTTTTTGAGATAGATATTCATTTACATCTAAATCATCAGGTGTGTATTCTGTTTGATATTGTTCTGCTACTTGTTGGTACTCTTCTTCGCTCATTTCTCCCATACTTACCTTAGCTTTCTCCATGGCTTTTTGAATCTCAGCATTTACATACTCTTTAGTGAGATTTCTCATTTCATCTGTTTTTTCAATAATATCTTTCTGTGAGATGAGTACTGGTTTGTACGTTTCACCTCTAATAATTTCTTCTCCAATAAGAATATTGGCTTTATTTGGAATCTTATTAAATGGCATAATCTCTTCTTGATACTGACCTACGTCAATACCAAAGGGAGAACACCACTTAGCAAATTCATCTTGATCTATCTCATTGTTATACAACTTATAGTTAGCAGCCAATCGCTTGGTGTTTTCCCATCGTGTTGAATTACCTAAATACGTAGGACTAATATAATCCATGTATTGGCGACCCCATTTGGCTTTGTCTGCCAGTTTGCGGCTTTGAGATAATTTGTGTTTTAGAATATTTGTTTGCATAATTTAGTTTGTCTAGATCAAATAGATAAGAGTTGTTTGATAAGAAACTCAATGGTTTCGGTTTTGCTTTTACAGTATGTTCTATCTTGTGATTTTCTAAGTATAGGACGCATCCTACAAGGGCCATTATCCTATCATAATTTCCGTGCTCAAAATTAAAACGAACCATCTCCTGTAATAGCGCTTCGTCATTTATAGTATCGAGTAATCGTTTACCTTCCCCTTCTAATGCTGGAGATAATATCCAGTCTATGATGTATCGTATTAGCTCTTCTTTAAAGTGTTTATTTACAGTAGTGTACCCAAACTTACGAGTAGCTGATGTAGAATTTGAGCTAAGGTGCTTGTCAATAATGTGTCCGGGCGGCTGACATAATTTGTGCAGCATCCGCTTATGTTGGAAATATTGCTTGACTTGCCCCCGGTTATTCTCAAACATTATCTGAGCATTATAATATTTAGATAGCTTATATAGGTTATAATTATAATCATCCGATCTTTGTTCTCTACCTATATAGCTTGCTACAATTTCTCCTGGTAATCCTAATTCTCTAATATATTTATTCGTTCTCATAACATAGGCTACTCCTAAAGAGGTGCCTGCATTAATATGAACAGAGCCTTCTACTGCATAAGGGTCATGCCCTATTATATATGCGTCATCAGGAACTGCCCCACTAATTCTTTCAGGAGCATAATATTGAACCATACATCCTTTAAGGTCCTCCATCTTCTCATTCCCAGTCAATGGGAAGTAATCCATAGGATGAAGTTTTCCTTCTTGGTCTGGCTTAAAATTTACTCCAGTTTCAGTATCTACTAAGTTACCAGAAATATATGGCTTATAAGTAGCTGTATTGTTTCTTAATACATTAATTCTGTCTAATATCTCATCAGTAGGGAACACAGCCCCGTCTAATACTAAAAATGCTTCACTAAGAGTTTTACAATTCTGAGTAAGAAATGTAGCCTTTGTTTTTTTATCAGCATCTTTTGACTTAATCCTTTCTGAATTAAGTGATAACTCTGCTACCCATCTAATAGCGTTTCCATTAATGTCAAGACCTTGATGTACTGATCCATCAAGTAATGTAATTGTTGACCCTTCTCGGAGCCATAATGCATCAAAGAATAATCCTGATTTACGTATTTGTTCACTGTATTCATAAATGTTATCGTACTCTCTGAATTTATTAGCTGCAGGAGCAGCCATTGCTTCGGCAAAGTCTTTAGTGTTTCCATCCATGTCACCACCTGTACCAAACGCAATACATATTCCTTTACGAATAGCACCAGATCTAAGAGTAGGTTCTGTAAACGCCCAAGCATTTTTAAAATGCTTAATCATGCCAGACTCTTCAAAGATTACTCGAACTGCTCCGTAACCGGCTGCAGCATCGGGTTTATTATGGAACGAGACAGTGATTATGCGAGACTTCCTTCCTTTGAAGAACTCTTTTCCGCGCACTCTTACTTTCGCTCCGGCAACAACTATACATCCGTTATCAGAGACTTTTCTTGTCCCAAGAGGTGTTCTGAACTCTGTATGTTCATTGACAAAGTCAATCATAGTAAGAGCCATCTCAAAGGTGTTTCGGGCCTTTTCACCATACTCTGATCCAATGATACACGTAGACTCTCTAAAGAAAAAGAACTTGTGTACGCAGCCCCCAGCTTGTTTATATGAGAAACCGAGTCGTCTAGACTTGGCTGCTGGTAAATTTTGCTTATCTGTAGCGTGTTCTGGGTTTTCACAAGCATCTAATTCTAGAAACCAATAGAAATCCATGGTCAAGAATCGGGGAAAGAATTGCCCAACTGTTCCCTCTTTCTCATCAATGACTCGTGTAATCACACAATAATTGAGGTAAAAATAATACTCTCCTGGTATCCATACTCCACCTACTTCATATCCTTCTTTACATCTTTTCCATTCTTCTTTCCACCATTTAGAATGATTAAGGGTTCCTTCTAAAAAGGGACAATATTCTCCGCGTCCTAATTCTTTTTTTGTAGTAGCAAAATAGTTAGCAGCAGGAGAGAACACACTAGAATCTTCAAAATAGAGAAAATCCCATTCGAGGTTACGAACCGGATTTCTCAAGCCAATTGAAGTTAGCTCGCCATAAATATTATGATCTATATGTTCTCTATAAGAAGTGGCAATACTTTCGTAATCAGTCCACACTCTTGCTACTTTAGGGTCATATTTACCGTGCTTGTTCCTCGTCTGGTTCTTCATCGCTATAGATTAAACATTCAGTTGTCAATATCATTGACGCTACCGAAACGGCATTCTGAATAGCTAATCTTAATACTTTAGATGGATCTAATAGACCATCCCATGGATTTACCCATTCTTCAGTTAATGAATTATAGACGTTTAGTGTGGGATCTTCTGGTTCGCCTGTAAGTATTACATGAGGTTCTAATCCTGCATTTATCAATATCTGATAACATGGTTTCTTCAACGCCTTAGAAAGAATCTTAGTTCCGATAGTAGATGAACGATCTACCCATTCTCCTATTCGTAATCCAGTAAAACCAGCTCCTGGAATAACTCCTTCAATAATTGCAGCTTTCGCCGCCCCCAATGCGTCATCTATCCGGTCTCGCTTCTCCTTTAGTTCAATACTGCTAGATGCTCCAACTTTAATAACAGCTGCTCCACCATCAATCTTTCCCAATCGTTCTTTAAGTTTTTTCTGTTCATAAGGTGATTTCTCTAATTCGATTGATTTACGAAGACTCGCAGCTCGTGTTTGAATTGCGTCTCTGTCTCCATTTCCTTCAATAAGTACTGTTGAGTTGGGTCCTATTTTTATTGATGAACATGATCCTAATAGATCTTCACTAATATTAGTAATATTCATAGACTCATCTGTATCAATAAATTTACCACCTGTTAAGGTAGCTATATCTCTAAGATAGTCTTTACGAACTTCTCCGTAAGCAGGAGCTTCTACTACACATGATTGTACTACTCCTCTGACAGAGTTTACTACTACAGTAGATAAAGCATTTCCTTCCATACCATCACAGATAATAAGGAGAGGTCTCTCATTCCTAGCTGCAATAGCCATAGCCGGAGTTACTTCTTTTACCTGAGTAATCTTCTTATTATAAATAAGAATATATGGATTCTGAAGTTCACAAGTAAGACTGTCTTGATCAGTAATAAAATTAGCAGAAATATACCCTCTATCAAATTCCATGCCTTCAGTTACTTGAATACTGGTATGAATAGATTCTGATTCTTCCACAGTAATAATACCATATCGTCCTACTGCTTGAATTGCTTCTGCAATAAGTCCTCCTATTTCTGCATCATTATTTGCTGAAATAGTAGCAATAGCTTTAATTTGTTCATCTTTAATATCTGTTGTAAAGTTAGGTAATGATTCTAATGCTATATCTCTAGCTTTCTCGATAGATCGTACTATCTCAATAGGAGAGTGTTCAGCAGTAATATACTTCATTCCTTCTCTGATGATTTCACTAGCAATGATGGTAGCTGTAGTTGTTCCGTCTCCTGCGCCTTTAGCAGTATTTGAAGCAGCTTCTCGTACCATATTAATTGCCATCATCTCAACGGGATCTGCCGAGTGCACCGCACTAGCCACTGTAACACCGTCTTTTGTAACGTGTACGCCGTCATTTTTCTGGATTGCTACATTTCGACCTTTGGGCCCCAGTGTAGTAGCAACTGTTTTATCTATAATGTTAACTCCACTAAGGAGTCGTTTTCTTGCTTCGTTTCCGTAATTAATCATATTCTACGTCGTCAAATAATTTACTGAATTCTTTATTGCCTCGCACGTGTATGTCACTTCCTCTATTTCCTTTCTTAACTTGGTCTTCAAGATCAGCAATGGATTTAACCATATCAGGAATTTTACCAAGGATAGACATTATTTTGGAGGGATCGTTTACCATATTCCCCACATCGTCTCGTTCTTGCAAGTCGATACTGTCGAAATAATCAGCATATTTATCAGCCATTTTTCTAGCAGAATTAAGCATTCTACTAGCAGGAGTATCTATTAATTTAAGATACTTAGCCATACCTGCTTCAACCCATTCATTAGGTTTCCAATATCCCTGTTTTAATTTAGGAATAAAGTCCTGAATAATGGTTAACTCTTTAGCGTCTTCAGCAAGGTTAGCATAACTGGATTCTGGATCTAGCATATGAAAAATATATGCTAGTTCTCCTTGAGCTGTCCACTTTGACTTACCTTCTTTATCATTATACCATATTTTTTTAAACTCTGGTATATTAAGCCCCTCAGCTGTAACACGAGGTTTGTTATCTATTATTGTAAATATTTTGTTATCCATATCTATAAGTTTGTAGAAGTGGTGGGGATCGAAACCACCTCCTGACCTCCTGTTCAGGGCATCGCGCACTATGCTTCACTTCTAACCAAAAACTCTAATCATGTTTCAATAATCCTCTTCAACCACGAAGATGATAAAATATTGAAGATCAAAGAACGTTTTGGAATTTTTCCCACTCCTCCTTATCTAAAAGAGCAGGGTATTTATCGCCAGCACATTTAGTTCTTGAGTAGAGTCGCCCAGGGGTCTCGCATCCACAAACTAAACAGCTACCATTGTCTAAACAAGGTTTGCATACCTTTTTTCTAAAATCGAACTGTTCTACCATATGCAATGGTAGTAAACCAGCCTTTTCTTTGGACATGTTAATAACAGAGTCTGCTACTTTAAACATGTTGATCACATTGAATTTGGCGGTTTCTTCTTTAAATATGCCACAAATTGAAGTGTCTCCTCTGAGCTCTATCTCCACTAGATTAACGCCTTTTGGCATAATCAAGTCTATTCTATCTTCAGTCTTGGGAGGTTCGATCACTTCACCGTAGGCTTCAACGAGTGTAACATATTTAGAATCTATCTCTTCGTTTCTACGAAGTTTTCCTTTTGTATTTGGTATAATCATAATACTTAATTAGGTGCTAAGGAACGGACTTGAACCGCTATACACAGAAAATTAGTCTGTGTGCTCTACCAGTTGAGCTACCGAAGCTAGTATCCAAAGCGAACCGATAAGAGTTCGCTCTGAAGTTGTTCCTTTATTCACTTGCATTAAGTTTACACTCAATGTCGCCTGGTCTAATCATAAGATAGCCAAAGTGTTCATAAGGATTATTATGGTCAAATGAGGAATCATACCTCTCAAACATTTTGTCACACATGAGGCTCTCAGTACCTCTTACAGGTCGTAGTGCGATAACACTAGGATTCAATTGGACTTCTTGACCAACTGAGAAATCTGTAATACCGTCTGCCACATTGACAATTACTGCTCTAATCTGAAACGGGAGAGGGTTGGGTATTTCGTTACTTTTGTACTCATTCCCTTTAGCGGGTACGAATATAGAACCGAATCCTACAAATACTCCATCATCGTTTACTGGATCAACAACATAGGCCCTAACAATCATTTTGCCATTAGTAGGACTAATTTGTGTAGAGTATCTCTCATCCAATACTCCGATGCCTTTGTTGAAAGCATGAGCCATTTGTATCTCTCTTTCTTGCAGTTTGTAAATATCTTTCAGTCTTTCTGTCTCAGGTATTAGGAGCCCTGGCGCACCGTCTTGGTCATCATTCTGGATAAAGTGCTGATCCCTGGGTTCTCCCAGGGAATTAGCTCTGTCCTCTTTATCTTGAATAATATAATCATTCATCGTTTTTTCCGAGGCCATCTTCTTTTTTAGTTAAAAGGGTTTTGATTTCATTATAGACAAACTTCACTGTTTTAACATACTTGCGAATAGACAAGAAGTAATATGGTTGCTGATCTTCGATATACTCTTTGATAGCGTCGATAACACTCATTACTTTATTATATTTCTCAAGAACATCTTTAATGAATTCGTCTCTAGCATTGATCTCATTACGAAGTTGTGTATTGTCATTTCTAATTAATACTGCTTGAGCGACTGTTCCTTCAATCTTTTCTGCAGCTTCCTTAGGAGAATAACATTCTCCGAGCGCCTTAACACAATCTATCTGTTTAGTTTTTCTCTTGAGCTTATCATTAGTAGATTGTACTTGCTTTTGCAAATCAAGATTTAGATCTACTAGCTCTTGCTTTGTCTTTTTTTTCAATTCTGTTTGAGTCATTTTGTTAAAAATATTTATAACGTTCTGGTTGTATTTTCCTACGAAACTTCCAATAAAGTCTGAGCTTCTCTCTGGCTTTATCTTTTCTATATTCTTCAGCATCGCTTCGTAGGTAACGAATATATCGTTTGATTTTTCTATCAATGCTGCTTTTATGTGGTAAAAAAGTTCCGAAACCATTAATTAGTATTCCTTTGTTATCACAATTCTTTAGGTAATTTTTCGCCTCTAAGGTGAAATGTTTTACCGCATATCGTATAGTAGCTTCTGGTATTCCATGAGTCTCTGCTACTATTTTATAATACTTGTTCATCTTCCCAATGGATAGAATCTTGAAACTGTTCAACTTCTATATAGTGTTCTATCTCTGCAATTGCGTTTTTATCTGCTGCATGTGCCGCTGCTTTAACAAGGGCTTGGAGCATTCCACCAGGTTCAATTGCTTCTCTAAATAAATCATAATCATCCTGGGTTTTTAATTGTTCTAAACAACTATCTATGGCTCTTGTTAAACCATAGACATTGTACACACTTTTAATTAGTTCATTCACAAGGATCTGTCCATGTTAAGGATGCTGTCTTACTATTAACAGTTAAAACTTGATTTGATGTCGTTGCTGAATTTACTGTTACTGAGTCATCCCATGCTGTATGCGTAATATTTAATGGATTATATACTGCTGACCAACCTTCTTCCTCCTCTACGATATCTTCTACTATAGTCCAGTAGTCAGAATCATAGTCGGTCTCTAGAGAAAAAGTCTTACTTCAATAGTTATATCATCTATATTAAGATCTTTAAGACCTATGTGTTCTGCAATTATTGCTTGTGTTTTTGCTTTTTCTAAGCTACTTGCTAGAATAAGTCTAGGAGTAGGAGTGATTAAAAAAGTATTATCTGTATTTTCCGGCTGTACGTACATGATGTATGTGTATGCTCTCATTATTTTTTATTAATTATATAACCTAATTCTATTTTATTATTAGAAATCCAAAGTTTCTTAAAGTGATCGAAATATGGACTAAAAGAGTAATCATTGTGGTCATCACTTTTGATTATCACCTTTTTCTTAGTTAGTCCGTTTAACAGAATCGAAAAGTTTGCTGAAGTAATATTCATTTCCTTTATAATTGCTCTCCTTCCTCTACCCGAAAAAGGATACTTTTCTGAAGACAACAGGTAACTTCCCAGCTGCTCTTCACGCTCTGTTAACGGTGAGCTATCTACTCCATACAAACGTAATAAAAATAAGTATAACTTCCTATCTTCTAATTCTGTTTTAAATTTGACCATTCTCTATTTGTTAGTTATGTGTTAAAGATTATCTTTAATATACTAAAAATCGAATACATTAAAAAATTTATTTGATATTTATTGTAATTTAATTTTTTATGCGTACCTAGACTTATACCCCTTTATAAGTTTTCCAACCTTTAATTATTATGACACATGATGTATCTTCTGAAATGGACCTTGTATTTACAGCAGGCTATTGGCTTAGAGATAATGGATATTCTTTTAACTTAAATAAGTATATGGGAACAACGGAACTGGGTAAGGCGTTCGTAGATATGTTGGTTTTGGACCATTCGGGTACTCCAAAATTGATTATTGAGTTTAAAATGGACCCTTATTTAAGATTATCGGGAGAATGTGACTGTAAAGATACCTTACCTACCCAATATGAAAAGTACTGTATGCTAGATCTTCCTCTATGGACATGTAATGGATATAAAGATTTAGATGCTACACTAGAATATGTTAAAGAAAAACTCTCATGAGCATGGCAATTGTCACACTTATTTTTTTCGGCACGATATATTTATTAAAGAAAATCTTTAATTATTTCAATAAAGATTGATTTTAACCTAGAATAAATGTATATTAGTTAATATAACTAATCTAATTACAAACAACAAACACACGATGACTACACTTACACCTACACAATTAACACCATTACTAACAGAGCTACTATTAAACTTAAAACATAGCTCAAATTTTGTAAATAAGCACTGGACAGAAGAAGAATTAAGAACGTTCTTAGCTGCAAAATCAGATGACTATTTTATCCCTATGATTGCTATTCCTAATCACAGAATGCAAATAACTACTTATATAAAAGACGAGACTCAACGTGCTATTATAAGTCTATCAAGCATTGATTCAGATGCTTTTTTTCAAGAAGTAGAGATCACCACTCTAACGTCAGACGCTATTGTAAGTGCTAAAAAAACACTGTGGACTGAGTTCTTAGTACAGGCTACTATAAGTAATTATCATTTTGCTCCTTATTCTTTTACATGGACACATGATCTAGCTGTATTTGGATTGAATGCTTTAGATGCATTAACTACAATAGTAAAAGTATTAGCTTTTAATAATACTGAATGGAGTGCATACGTTCAACAAAAGATTAATGAGACTCCAGGAATAGATTATAACTCTTTGGTAGAATCAATAGACTTAGCACCAGTAAAACAATCAATACAATGCGAAGCGCAACAATAGAAGTAATACTAGATAATGACGGACTCATTATTAGACAAGGAAGGAAATCTAGAATCTTCTCCCATGAAGAATTAAATAAAGCATCTGAATTAGATGTTCCAGTTACTTTTGACTTAAATAGTCCATTAGACAACATGTTAGCAAAGGTTAATATCTTCCCTGATGGAAGCACTAAACTCATATCTATGTTAGCTAAATTTGGAATAGGTTTATCTTTTACTTTAATTGGTGCTTCAGTACTTAAAATAGTAGCAGATTCTTTCTGGGACGGATCTTCATATATACATGCCGGCTTTATCGCAGTCCCGTTGATTGCATGGCTAATGTTTTACGCTAAAAAACTTTGGTAATGAAAAAACCTGATCACTTAATTAATAGTATTAAAGTAATTATAGTATGTGCGATTCTTGGAGTCGCTATGCTATGGATAGGAACGAGAGACTGGGGTTACGTGGATGAAACGGCTTTCGACGACCCCGGAGAAGGGTGGGTGCACGATTGCCCAGACTGCATACAGAAATCTACATTTGACAGTCTTTATGAAAAAAATTATGCTAGACCAGATGGGACCCTAGTGGAATGAAATTTAACTTTACAGTAGAATATAATACCGCGTTGGACCCCTGTGAATTCAGGGACCAACCAACACAACAACTATATGAAAGGGAACTATTAGAAAGATTTGGATTAACTAGACAACAAGCTTCTCCAATATATAGAACATGGTTTCATCATTATTACATAAAAAGACAATGACAAAACAATTAGATCAACTATGTTTTTTTAACTCACTGGGAGAATGTACTTACAAGTAATTAGTAGCTTCCGATGCCCCTATAGTAACACAAAAGCTGGTTGTGGGAAATGGAGTTTAAATGTTCCAGTCACTATATGCGGGTATGTTCAGTGCCCTAAGTGTAAAGAATTTACATATTGTACAAAAGAAAATCATATGTTTACTTGACATTGTCCTCAGAATACTGTATCTTAAGAACGTAGGCCGGGGAAAATACTTATATATTATAATAGGAGACCATTGTGCGGGCGGACCGCACACTTAAATTTAAAGAAATGTATTACAAAGTAATAGAACCAGGAATAGTTTATATACATAAAGTATCTAGCAAAAGTATTATTACTATAGGATGTGATTCTGTAGTAGGTGAATATATTATTAGTTTAGATAAGGTTCCTGATCCTAATAGAGTAGCACAGATAAGAACACAGCCAACGGCTACGTATGACGAATATAAAGCATTTATTAATCAAGTAGAGCACATTATATATTCATGAGACAAGCAGTATATATTAACTTTGAAGATGACATTATCAATAATGGTGAAGAACGATGGTTACCTGACACGGTTTTTTTACCTACTCGTCTAGTCCCGGAGTTTATTCCTATTTATGTAATATATGATGCTGATCATTTACATATTCCTTCATACATATCAAATGATGTAATTCATATTGTATTAAAAGGATATCCTAAGATACATGAATTATTAGATGGGGCAGAAGTATTATTAGAATATGGGATGAATGCAGAAGCAAAATACGATAGAACAGGAATTTATAACTAATAAAATAAAAAAGTAATGACTAGAACATGGAAAGACGTAGGGGTGTCCCTACCAACGGAATCGGATAGATATTGGTGTTACGTAGCGGAACAAACTGATTTAGGATTGAGCCATTATGAATGGAATGTCTTTTATAATGTAGAAGATAATTTATGGGTCAAGAACAGCGGGGACGCAGTTACGGTTACTCACTGGACAGAGCTCATGGGGCCTCCGAGTCTCGTTGAGGAGAAAGAGTTTAAATGGGCTGATCAAAAAGCTGACAGACCCGAAAAGGAATCAACTGGTTGGGGAAGACAGGGGGCCAAAGAACGGGGCACGATGCGAGTTGGAATGTTTGGTAAAAAACTAAAGAACGTAGCTTCGGACTTTGATATACCAATGTCATCATGATGAAAGATCTTACCGTATGGCAAAAACATAAACTCAGTCCTGGATTTCAAATAAAACCTATAGGTGAATCGTGGTCAGCAGCGTATAGACATAAAAGATGTTGTTGCTGTTGTTAAATAATGATATTATGAAAATCAATATAATCGTAGACTAGCAGAATGGGTAATCTAATATGGGAAGACCCTAATAGGAAACAGCAATTATGAAATATTAATCTCTAGTTCAAAATTCCGTTGAAAACGGAATTTTAATTACATACTACATATATATTATCCTCCTTGCCCCTAACGGGGCAACGGAGGTTTTTTTATGCCTATACTTTTCAACGAGGCTCCTGGTGGGCGAAAAAAAATTATGTGAAAATTTATACTCTAGGTATTTTTAAAAAAATTATATGAAAATTTATACTCTAAGTATTTTAAAAAAAAAAAATTATATGAAAATTTATACTCTAAATATTTTTAAAAAAAATTATGTGAAAATTTATACTCTAAGTACCTTAGCAATGACCCCCGTTTAATACTGGACTTTCAACCTCCCCCGCCTTAATTGGTATTGAATTTTCTTTCGAGGGGGATTATATTACAAGTGAGTAATATTCTACGGCAGACTTACAAGTATGTCAGCAGTCACAGACACGACCTCGATAGAGTACGGACTGAACTGCAACACCACGGACAGGAGCACGGACACACGATGATTATCATGTGTATCATATGAATGTATCAATCAACAGTTCTTTAGTATAACGTATGTATTAACTATTAAACAATCAATCATTATGAGTACTGACAAGACAACCCCAACCCCAACACAGACAGTTCAAGAGTTAAGAGCTGAGATCTACAGTAATGCAACTGATAAGAAGGTAAAGGCATTGTATAATGTGTACTACCAACGAAGCAGTAAGATGTGTTATGTAGTAGATAGCCAGGGGTACAACAAGCCGTTTAAGTTTGTGAATGGTGATGTAGCTAGACTGTTCATGTCATTCGTAGACATGGGATGGACTGAAGAAGAGTCTTATGGTATGGCTATTAGGACCTATGCCGTATCACCTGCTATGAAGCAGATAGAAGCAGGTAAGGCCAGGAAGAATGACTTAGCATTGATGAATGATCCTGAGAAGATGGAGATGTTGAGAAAGATATCAACAGGTGAGCTTACTATTCGTAAGAACCATAAATTTAGAGAAATTGAAAGTAATGATGAGTTAGTTAAGATCAGAGAGATTGAAGCCATGGACATCACCCAACCAGAGAAGGATGCACTTATCAAAGAGGTGATAACCAAGTAGTAATGTACTAAGCCCTAGTATCATTCAACTTATAAATAACTAGAAACCATGATAAATTTATTTGTAGTAACAGCCCTAGTATCAGTATTATTTATCGCCCTTACTTGCATCGAAGACGGTGATGTAAAGTCTTGGAGATATGCTCTTGGTGTTATATTTGGCATGGTAGGATTATTTGGACTCGTATTGAGTCTTATTGGAATGTTTATATCAGCCTAAGGTACTAAGCCCTAGTATCATTTAATCATTTATTAATCAATTATAAGTAATGAAAAATTATCAAGCGTACGACAACAAGATGAGACCCTTGGTTTGGGTATTAGTTAATGCTAACATCCCCTCATTTGCATGGTTAAGCCATGAAGAGGTGTGGAATGACTTAGTAGGTCATTATCATGATTTAGCTACTATCCCTATTGAGCTTCATGAGTATACTTCACTAAATGAAGTATTACAAATGAAAGATTCATTTGATCGTGACTCTATGATAACCAATGACTTCATTGCATTGGTACGTAAGAGTATTGATCTATGTTGCTTTCAAGAAGAGTTATTCTGGGTAGCGTTGGGTCAGATACATCAGTCAATCTGGCGATCACTACCCGTGCCGCCAAGCACTGAGCATGGTGTAGATTGTAGTGGTTGTGGTAATGACTATTGCACCTGCGATACGGGAGCAAACCCAGATGGGTCTGATGCGAGCTATAGTAATGACATGGTGATTGAGCAGATGAGTGACCGGGAAAACTACAATGATTGGAGAGGTGCTACTCCGGTGTGGTGCCCTGATGAGAATGTGTTCATGCCTGAGTGGGGCTCTGATCCGCACCAATTTGAAGCACCTCAACCAGGT